GGCTTCAACGCTTGCAAGGCGCTCAGCACCAAACGGGCGGATGAGCCGCAGAAGGCGTCCCGCCCGTACGACGAAGACCGCGATGGCTTTGTCATGGGGGAAGGTGCAGGCATCGTTGTGCTGGAAGACTATGACCACGCCGTTGCACGGGGTGCTAAAATTTACGCTGAGGTTTTGGGATATGGGCTGTCTGGTGACGCATATCATATTACCGCACCTTCCGAGGATGGTGAAGGCGGTGAGCGGTCCATGCGGAATGCTTTGCGCAATGCCGGAAAGGCACCTGAAGATGTGGATTACATCAATGCCCATGGGACCTCGACGATGGCAGACACTATTGAACTTGGTGCAGTGGAACGGCTGATGGGTGATCATGCCGCCAACGTCACAATGTCATCGACCAAATCGGCAACCGGGCACCTGCTGGGTGCTGCGGGCGCGATTGAGGCGATCTTCAGTATCCTGGCGATCCGGGATCAGGTGGCGCCACCAACGATCAACCTGGACAATCCGGCGGTGGAAACGTCGATTGATCTGGCCCCGAACAAAGCGGTGAATCGGAAGATTGACGTTGCCCTGTCCAACTCCTTTGGCTTTGGCGGCACCAACGCAAGCGTATTGTTCGGGAAAGTCTGACCATGTGGCGGCACATCGCTTCTAACGCGGTGACGTTTCTTCTGGTGGCGCTGTTTTTGCTGGGCGGCGTGATCCTCTGGGGCCGGTCGCAATATGTGGTGCAAGGTCCATTGGAGAACGCGATCTGTCTGCAGGTTCAAAGCGGGTCCAACATGCGCCGCGTATCGCAGAGCCTTGCGGATCAGGGGGCGGTCAGTTCTGCGCCCCTGTTCCGGATGGGTGCAGATTACGAGGACAAAACGGGCCAGTTGAAGGCGGGTAACTTTCTGGTGCCTCCCGGTGCCTCCATGTCAGAGATTGTTGATCTGGTCACCCGGGGCGGTGCAAGCACCTGCGGAACTGAGGTTGTCTATCGCATTGGGGTCAACAGTATCTCGGTTCAGCTCAGGGAACTTGATCCTGCCACGGGTCGTTTTGTGGAGCAGGCGCGCTTTGCCCCCGATGTGGATGAAGCACCAGCGCTTTATACTCAGAAGAAACAGGAAAACGGTACCCGCTTCCGCGTTGCTATGGCCGAAGGCGTGACAAGCTGGCAGGTGGTTGAAGCGCTGAAAGGGACCGACATCCTGTCGGGGGAGGTTGAGGTTGTGCCACCGGAAGGCAGCCTTGCGCCTGACAGTTATGAGGTGCGCACAGGGGAGTCACGTGCAACCGTGCTTTCGCGTATGCAAACTGCGCAGGAGGCATTTATTGCCGCTGCATGGGAAGCGCGTGATCCTGAACTGCCGATCAAGACACCTGCCGAATTGCTGACGCTCGCGTCGATCATTGAGAAAGAGACCGGGGTCGCAGAAGAACGGGGGCAAGTGGCCAGTGTCTTTGTGAACCGGTTGAACCAGGGGATGCGCCTGCAAACGGACCCGACGGTGATTTACGGGATCACGCAAGGGGAAGGCGTCCTGGGCCGGGGTCTGCGCCGGTCTGAACTTCGCGCTGCAACGCCCTGGAATACTTACGTGATTGATGGTCTGCCACCAACACCTATCGCCAATCCGGGCCGTGCCAGTCTGATGGCCGCCGCGCAGCCGGACGAGAGCGATTATATTTTCTTTGTTGCAGATGGTACCGGTGGTCACGCCTTTGCTAAAACGCTTGCCGAGCATAATGAAAATGTGGCCCGCTGGCGTCAGATCGAAGCAGAGCGTGCTGCGGCGGCCGGCGAATAGTGTTGCGCATCGCGGACCAGACGGCGTGCGATCCATTAAGACGTTGTTAAAAAACAATTTATTGACATTGCGTACGCTTTGATGTAAGTTTTTCCTATGCTGGAAGAAATGGGTGAGCGGCTTTGGGACACGTCCCGGGGGCCGCTTTTTCATGTTTGATTGGTCGGGGGACCCATACGGGAGGTATGTGCCACAATGACCATGATTACCCCAGAAGAAGAGATTGCGCAGGCGGCTGAACTGCTCAACGTCCTGTACGACGCAATCCGCACGCTCAGGCGTGAAATAGAAGGGCTGGCAAACGCGGTCCAGTCAGGTGAGGGCATTAACGAAACGGCGGCATCACAGACCCTGCGCAATGCGCCGGCGCTGTTGATGCAATGCGTCAAAGCGGAGAACTTTCTGAATGAGTGCAGAAGCAAACAAGCTGGTATCGCAAGAGGAGGCTATGCCCTCGACCTTGACAGGGCGCGGGATGACATCGGGCGCAAGCTGGATCGCCTCCGCCGATGTTACCGTCCAGGAGCAGTTCCTGAATGAACTGGACGAGGGAGAGCTTATGGCTCTCCCTTTTTTGTTCGAATTCTGGGCAATGGATCATCAACTGCCGCCAGAGGGGGATTGGCGGACATGGGTCATTCTGGGCGGACGAGGTGCCGGTAAAACGCGGGCCGGGGCGGAATGGGTGCGGTCCATTGTTGAGGGAGCCAGGCCGCTGGACTCCGGGAAATGCAGGCGGGTCGCCCTGGTCGGGGAGACCATTGAGCAGGTGCGTGAGGTGATGATCTTTGGCGAAAGCGGCATTCTGGCCTGTTCGCCCGAAGATCGCCGCCCGGATTGGGAAGCGGGGCGCAAGCGTCTCGTCTGGCCAAACGGGGCCGTTGCGACCGTGCATACGGCGCATGATCCGGAAGGGTTGCGCGGTCCGCAGTTCGACGCGGCCTGGGTGGATGAGCTCGCCAAATGGCGAAGAGGCGAGGAGACGTGGGATCAACTGCAGTTTGCCTTGCGTTTGGGGGACCGGCCGCAGGTCTGTGTGACGACCACGCCGCGGAATGTGGATGTGCTGAAGAAATTGCTGGCCTCGCCTTCAACGGTTCAAACACATGCACCGACTGCGGCGAATGCTGCAAATCTTGCTCAGTCTTTTCTGGAAGAGGTCAAAGCCCGCTATCGCGGGACACGGATGGGGCGGCAGGAGCTTGAGGGGGTGCTGCTGTCTGATGCCGAGGGGGCGTTGTGGACGTCCGAAGCGCTGGAGAGCGCCAGAATTGAGAAGACACCGGATTTTGACCGCATCGTTGTGGGTCTTGATCCTGCTGTGTCGGCGGGTGCCGGGTCTGATGAATGTGGCATTGTCGTTGTCGGTGCGGTGACCAGGGGCCATGTGCCGGACTGGCGGGCGGTTGTTCTGGCCGATTGTACGGTGAAAGGAGCAACACCCAATGGCTGGGCGCGGGCAGCGATTGACGCCATGGTGCAATTTGGCGGGGACCGGCTTGTTGTTGAGGTCAATCAGGGTGGTTTGATGGTCAATGAGGTGATCCGGCAGGTTGATCCTCTGGTGCCGATCAAGGCTGTTCATGCAAGCCGGGGCAAGGTTGCCCGCGCTGAACCTGTTGCGGCCCTCTATGAACAGGGCCGTGTGTCGCATGTCCGGGGGCTGGATGCGCTGGAGGACCAGATGTGCCGGATGACGGCGCAGGGCTACGCTGGCAGTGGTAGTCCTGATCGTGTGGATGCGCTGGTCTGGGCTTTGCATGAGCTGATGATTGAACCTGCCGCCAAATGGCGGGCGCCGGGACTGCGCAGTCTCTGAGACCCCGGTGTTGCGCAGCGTGCGCCGCACTTTGCGAATGTTAACCGATATTTGAGAAAGTCCTCTTGCGCCGATCAAAGCGCCCTGTCGCAGCGGGCAGGAGGACAAAAGGAGCTGATGATGGTTTTTGATTTTCTGAGACGCGGAACAGCGGCGGCAAGCGTGCCCGCGCAGAAAGCGTCGGCAACGGGGCCCGTTGTTGCGTTTCAGACCAGCGGTCGTGTTGCATGGAGCCCGCGGGACACCGTGAGCCTGACCAAAACCGGTTTCTGCGGCAACCCCGTCGGGTTTCGGGCGGTCAAATTGATTGCCGAGGCGGCGTCTGCGCTGCCGTTGATCCTGCAGGATGCGACGCGTCGCTATGATACTCATCCGCTTATGACACTGCTGGCCCGTCCAAACGGGGCGCAGGGACGGGCGGAATTGCTGGAGGCACTATATGCGCAGCTTTTGCTGAGCGGGAACGGGTATGTCGAGGCTGTTGGCGACGGGATGATGCCGGTTGAGCTGCATGTTTTGCGGTCTGACCGGATGTCCGTGGTGCCGGGCGCGGACGGCTGGCCCATTGCCTACGAATACGCCGTTGGGGGCCGGAAACACCGCTTTGCGGTCGGGCAGGGTGTGACGCCGATCTGTCATATCCGCAATTTCCATCCGCAGGATGATCATTACGGTTTCTCTCCGCTGCAATCGGCGGCCATGGCGCTGGATGTGCACAATGCCGCCTCTCGCTGGTCCAAGGCGCTTCTCGATAATGCTGCGCGGCCCTCAGGCGCGATTGTCTACAAAGGGGCAGAGGGTCAGGGCAAACTGTCAGATGATCAATATGATCGTCTGGTATCAGAGATGGAGAGCCACCATCAGGGTGCGCGCAATGCCGGGCGTCCGATGTTGCTGGAAGGCGGGCTGGACTGGAAGCCGATGGGCTTCTCGCCCTCTGACATGGAATTTCAGAAGACCAAGGAGTCGGCCGCGCGGGAGATCGCGCTCTCCTTCGGGGTGCCGCCTATGTTGCTGGGCATCCAGGGGGATGCGACCTATGCGAATTACCAGGAGGCGCATCGCGCATTCTATCGTCTGACAGTGCTGCCCCTGGCGACCCGCGTGACGGCAGCACTTGCCGCCTGGTTGGAAGGGTTCACAGGTGAGCCGGTGGAGATCAAACCCGATCTGGATCAGGTACCCGCACTTGCCACCGAACGGGACGCGCAATGGAACCGGGTGGCCAGCGCAGACTTCCTGACACAGGCGGAGAAGCGTTCACTGTTGGGTCTTCCGGCAATGGCCGGGGATGAGGGGGAGGCGGATGTATGAACGTTTTGATGGAACGCCCGTCCTGCGCCATGGGCCGCAGGCGCGGCTTGCCGATATTTACGGGCGCAGCACAGCGCGCCGGATGGAAAGACTGGAAGACGCGATGCGGCGGCTGGAACGCCGGTATCAGATGACCCTCTACATGCTGGCCACAACGGTCGCGGCGCAGATGGGTCAGCTCTGGATCGTCCTGACCCTTTAACGGGCTGAAATTTCAAGGAGACTGTCATGAAGTTTGACGAGATTGACTTCGGCTGCTGGCCGGAGAACGGAAAAGACATGTCCGATGCTGTGCCGCCGCTTGAATGCAAGTTTGCCCGGTTTGACGCAGTGTCCGAGGTCAAGGAAGGTCTTGAGATTAGCGGGTATGCCAGCCTTTTCGGAGATGTTGATCAGGGTGGTGATGTGGTCGAGGCGGGGGCTTATGCGAAGAGCCTTCAATCTCTCGCTGCGGCAGGACGCCGTGTCAAGATGCTGTGGCAGCACGAGCCTGGCCAGCCGATTGGCGTCTGGGACGAGGTGCGCGAAGACGGCAAGGGCCTTTGGGTCAAGGGCCGCATTCTGAGCAGTGTTGAGAAGGGCCGTGAGGCGGCGGCGCTCATTTCTGCGGGTGCTATCGACGGGCTGTCGATTGGCTACCGGACGGTGAAAGCCACAAAGAACACCAGGGGCCAGCGGCTCTTGTCGGAACTGGAGCTTTGGGAGGTGTCACTGGTGACTTTCCCGATGCTGCCCAGTGCGCGGGTCGGCGCCAAGGGGGATTTCACCCCCGTTGGCGATATCCTGCGCGAGATGGCGGCGGCCTTTACGGGCGCGCGTGCCGAACTGGCGCGAGGGGAGCCGCGCCCGGATCTGAAACTCGGGAGTGATGGATGAGTAAGGCAGAGAGGGGGGATCTTTCCCCCGCAGAGGAAGTGCGCGCGGCGGTGACTGGTTTTGTCACTGACTTCAAAGGCTTCCAGACGGACATGGAAACAAAACTTCAACAGACAGAAGAGCGAATGATGATGCTGGATCGCAAGATGACAACACCTGCGCGGATGCCCCTCGGTGGTGCCGCAGATTTGACAGCACCCCATACGAAGGCGTTTGGGACTTACCTGCGCAACGGGGACGATGACGGCCTGCGGGGGCTGGAACTGGAAGGCAAGGCGCTGTCGAGCACGGTAAATTCTGACGGTGGATATCTGGTGGATCCGCAGACGTCGGAAACGATCCGGACGGCGCTTCATTCCACGTCTTCTCTGCGCTCTATTTCGAGCGTGGTCCAGATTGAGGCGACAGCCTATGATCTTCTGATTGATGATGGCAACGCCGAGGTTGGCTGGGCTGATGAAGTTGGCCCGCAGCTTGAAACCGATACGCCTATCATCGACCGGATTACGATCCCGCTGCATGAGTTGAGTGCCATGCCAAAGGCGTCTCAACGGCTGCTGGATGACGCGGCCTTCAATGTTGAAAGCTGGCTTTCCGAGCGCATCGCAAGCCGTTTTGCGCGCGCTGAAGCCTACGCCTTTATCAACGGGGACGGTGTCGACAAGCCGATGGGTTTCCTGAAACACACTATTGTGGACAACGCGCTTTGGGCATGGGGCGACATTGGTTATGTCCCGACGGGTGTCTCTGGCGATACAACTGCAGACGCGATTGTTGATCTGGTCTACAGCCTGGGGTCCATGTACCGGGCAAACGGTACCTTCGTCATGAGTTCCAAGACCGCGGGTCTCGTGCGCAAGCTGAAGGACAACGATGGTCGCTTCCTGTGGTCTGACGGTCTGGCGGCAGGAGAGCCCGCGCAACTGATGGGCTATCCTGTGATGGTGGCAGAGGACATGCCGGACCCTGCTGCGGACAGCTATTCCATCGCGTTTGGTGATTTTTCCGCTGGCTATACTGTTGTTGAACGCCCTGATCTGCGTGTGCTGCGCGATCCGTTCAGCGCCAAACCACATGTGCTGTTCTATGCGACCAAGCGTGTGGGCGGTGATGTCAGCAACTTTGCCGCGATCAAGCTGCTCAGGTTCAGTGTGTCCTAGGACATACTGATGCCGGGGCCGGGGAACTGACCCCGGTCCGGGCGCGCGACCATTACCCGCACTGCCCAGCTGCTCCCCTCTGACCGAGCAGGACGGGGGACCGCGCGTCCGGGTTCCTTTTCACGCTTCACGCCACTGTTGGAGAATGTGCCATGATGTTGATCGAAGACACACCCGTTGCTGACACGCTTTTGCCGCTGGATGCCTGCAAGGACCATCTGAGGCTTGGGAGTGGTTTCAGTACCGATGCGATGCAGGATACGCTTCTGCTGTCATTCCTGCGGGCGGCTCTGGCGGCGATTGAGGGGCGGACGGGCAAAGCCCTGATAACACGTACGTTTCGGTGGAAACTGTATGAATGGCGTGATCCGTCACAGCAGGTTTTGCCCATCGCCCCTGTTGTGACAGTAGATACCGTGCAGACGACTGCGCAGGACGGGTCGACGGCGGTTGTCCCTGCGACATCCTGCTGGCTTGAGCAGGACAGTCAGCAGCCGCTTCTGCGCCCTGCAGGTTTCAGTCTACCAACGATCCCGCATCAGGGCTTTATAGAAATCATCTTTTCTGCCGGTCTTGGCGGCGCATGGGTGGAACTGCCGCCCGATCTGCAACAGGCCGTGCTGATGCTTGCCGCGCATTACTATGAATTCCGCAATGATGCCGCAGTGACGGAAGCCAGCATGCCATTCGGTGTCAGCAGTCTGATCGAAAGGTACAGGTCGGTGCGCGTGACAGCGAGGGCGATACGATGACGGTCCCCAAACTGAACCGTGCCCTCATCCTGGAAGCCCCGCAGCGGGTACCGGACGGATCGGGGGGGTATGTCGAGGGATGGATGCCGCTGGGAACGCTCTGGGCAGAGATCACAGCGCGTACCGGTCGTGGGCTTGCAAGCAGCGGCGCGCCTGTCAGCCGGGTAGACTACAAGATTGTTGTGCGCGGGGCACCTTACGGTGCGCCGGAACGGCCAAAGCCCCAGCAAAGGTTCCGCGACAATAACCGTATCTTCGTCATCCAGGCGGTTGCGGAGCGGGATACCGAGGGACGTTTTCTGACCTGCTTTGCCGAACAGGAGGTCGTGGTATGAGTTATGCGATGTCTGGCCCGCTGCAGGCGGCGGTTTACACCGCGCTCAGTGCAGATGTGACGCTGACCGGTATTGTCGGCACAGCGATCTATGATGCGGTCCCGATTGGTACGCTTCCAACGATTTATGTCCGGCTGGGCAGCGAGGATGTCAGTGACGCGTCTGATTTCACCGGTGCAGGTGCGGTGCATACGATCACCATATCAGTCATCACCACCGAGCCTGGATTTGCCATGGCAAAATCAGCCGCGGCGGCGATCAGCGACGTCCTGCATGACGCCGACCTTACACTAAGCCGCGGACGGCTGGTCAGCCTCTGGTTTCAGCAAGCCAAAGCCTCGCGCATAGAAGCGGTCTCGGCCAGGCAGATCGACCTCAAGTTTCGCGCGCGCGTGCAGGACGACTGACCTTTTCAACAGATTTACGAAACACCAGGAGAAACAACATGGCTGTTCAGGCAGGCAAAGACCTTTTGATCAAAGTGGACATGACCAGCACCGGTCAGTTCGAAAGCATCGCCGGGCTGCGTGCCACGCGCATCAGCTTTAACGCGGAAACGGTGGATGTCACAACGCTCGACAG